TAGGCGCTTAATCATCTCGCGCATGTTCTCAAATGTAAAGCGAGTGAGGTCGTTGTCCATAACACTATCGGTCAGTGCACGGAGGAAGAGGAAGAAATCCACCTTAGATGCCGATCCAGACTTTGTGTTGTCGAAGGTGGACATCGTCTGGCCCATAGGGACCGGGACCCCAAGGGCCAGTGCGTTAATGCGATCAAGTTCCCCAATACGTCCACGGAGTTTATTGTTGTAGAATGTCTGTCCCTCCATCGTGGTAAGCACGCCACCGCGCATACCAGCACCCTCTGCACCGACCTCGACGGTGCGGAAGGGGGCCTCCTCACCATTGTCACGGCGGGTGGAGGAATACATCTCGGTTCCGAAACTGGGATTGGCATATCTGCGCTGCCCGAGAACCGGCTTGGGTAGGTGGAAATTGTGAGGACCAGTTAGTAGTTTGCGCTCGGCGGATAATCTGTTCTGAATCCCATTCATCACGGACTGGTTTGCCTCCAGCCGCTTCTGCTCGTGGTAGGTGCTCTGGAAGTCAGTGCCGACCAGTAGTTCAAAGGGCGGATGCTGTTCAGACGGGTAATAGGAGATGCCAGCCGTGAACGCCCTCTGGAAGTTAAGAGGGAATGTAAGCGCTACACCCATATCGCCGCCGGGCTTCTTAGTGGCGACTGCGGACATTATACTATAGGAATATAAAATATGTGATTCTAAAGAATCATACATTTTATAGAAAAAACTTTCTAACTGCGAACACCAGTGACGGACACAATGGGAGGTAGACGCCTAGGATTCACTACATTAGCGCCCATTCGTGCGGCTTCTTGCTCTTGCTGGTGCTGGAGAAGGGTGTCGTGCAGTTGCTGAGTGTGTAGAGCATTTGCCATTGCCACGTCTTGCTCCTTCTTCTGCGTTTGTAGCCTTGTCTGTGCTTCTTGCGCTCTGATCTGAGCCGTAGTCTGCGCCGCGTTGCGCATCGACGCTACTTCAGATTGTATAATATTGACCGTTTGCTTAGAAGCAGCGTTACGAGCCGCAGACTGTGACTGTATATTTGCTATGCGCTGCTGGGAGGCCGCCAGCATATCGGCGCGTTTGGCTGCTTCTATCGATGCTTGATTTGCCGCCCGTTGCTGTGCTTCTGCGGATATAACCGCATTATGACTTGCCACATCTTTCTCAGCCCCCGCTTGTGCCGTATTATATTGCTGCTCATATCTCGCTTTTATATCGGCTATATCTTGATCCGTCAACGTGTGCCTTTTCACCCATCTTTTTTGTGATTCTTCCTCCATATATCTTGCGTATTGGTCTTCCGCATACGCTCTGAAATCGTGGTTCGCTTGAACGAGATCTCTTTGATTCTCAACGTCAATCTGTCGCTGGTTCTCATCCATCGCGGCACTAAGAAGCCCGAAACCCAGTCCATACATATCACCATAGGTCATAACATCTTCGAGCGCCCCCAGTGCAGCATCTCTGCCACTTGTCGGTGTGCTACTCCAGTTTACTTTACCACCGAATCTGCGCTTTGGCTTCCTCGGCATCTAATATGGCGCGACATTCTTCTATTACCGACTAAACATTTGAGGTCCGCCGAACCAGTATTGAGGCTGACGTGTTGGGCGATCTGGAATTTCTGGGCGGAAGCGTGGTATTGTCGGTGGCGGAGGCGGAGGCGGAGGCAGAGGGCGACGGGGAGGAGGACCAAGAGGAAAGCGCGGGGGTAGAGGAGGATCTACGATATACTTTGGACCGGAACTGATTGGGACGTTCGGTAATGGGGGATCAGTGATATACATTGTAGGGGGTCTGTAATCTATAGTGGGGTATAGCGATCGACCGCAACTCGCCAATACGGGAATGGCACCACCCTTCATGTGCTTACCAAGTAACTTGTGAATGGCTTTTTCACCTCTCGCACCACCCTTCTTTCCCCACGGATTCTTCTTAGAGGGAACCACCGTCGGCACAGACGGACCCGGGGCTGTGGCGGGAGGGTAGTAAGGCGTCGAAGGAGTTGTGGCGGGAGGCTTCGTGGTAGTCGGGGCGGGAGGAGGAGGAGGTGCGGACGGAGCCGCCGGTGTATCATACTGCGCGTGTAACAGCAACAGTTGATCCGTAGTATACTGCGATAATGCGGCAGCGTTCGCGGCGTCTTGTTGGGTAATGTAGAGGCTGTATGCGTCCGTCTCCTTCTGGCGCTGTGCCTCCAAAGCCGCCGCCATCAGTTCGGCTTCGTGCTTCTGCGCGTTCGCGGCAGCAATAGCAGCATCAATTGCCGTCTGGTTGTCCGCGCTCTGTTTATCGGCGACCACTTGTGCTGCTTGAGCGTCTGCGTCCGCCTTGTCTTGCGCTGCTTTTGCATCCGCGCGATCACGGGCGTCTTGCGCCTCTTGCTGCCTCATCTGAGCCAACTGATACACGGGAAGTCCAATACCGAGACCAAGCGCGGCTACGTTTAGAGCGGGCATTACACGTGAACCTACACGTGACAGCAGACTCGCGGGAGCCGCCACGTGTTCTGCTGTAGCACCTAGTCTTGCACCCGTTGACAGTGCCGATGCTCTTGATGCGGCACTTGCGGCAGCGGTGGTCGAGTGTGTCAAAGTAGGAACCGTGCGCGTTATAACTGGTCTAACGAAACGGGAAGCCGTAGATCCAAGTCTCGCACCGAGTGATGCGAGGCCAGAAAATACACCTCCACCATCCATTTCTTCTGACATGATGAGGCTTCTGTGTTTGCGTTGTCTGCGTGGCATGCTATATTATATATGGATAAAAAGATTAATACAAGCCGTGTTCCTTCACGTATTTTGATGCTGCGGGGAGAGAAAGCCCGTGTTCACGCATTACCTTCGATACGATCGCGGCGCGTGCATTCGTGCGACGGGGCTTGCCAGCGCCCACGTGCTGCTGTCTGTAACGATCGGGAAGATTGCCGCTCTGTAAATACCACGCGAGTTCATTCTTCTTCAGACCCGGAGGAGGAGGAGGTATTACGGGTCCGCCAGTTCCGGGTCCGCCCGGTCCGCCCGGTCCACCAGTTCCGGGTCCGCCCGGTCCGCCCGGTCCGCCCGGTCCAGACCCGGGTCCCTCTGGTCCTCCCATATCACCACCGGGTGCGTAATCAGATGGTGCAGAAGAGCCAGACTGATCCTCGAAATAAGGCACCAGCGCGGCGAGCGTGATGCCAGCCGCCAGCGCGGCACCCACGCGCGCCGACGTGATGCCCATCGCTGCCAGACGTGCCGAGATACTTGCGCGTGCCGCTGCGGGATTGGCGCGAATCTGCTGCTCAGCAAAGGCACGATCATAAGGGACCATCGTTCCCGGGTCACGCACAGCAAGGGGTCCGCGTCCAGCGGCGGCAGCAGCGGCGGCAGCCTCGCCAGCGGCAGCACGACGAAGGAGTTCTGCACGAATAGCGGGTAGTTGCGCTGTTCCGCGATTATACGGGACTAATGCCGTGCTTGTAGAGCCAGTGGGGGCGCGCACGACGGGGGCGCGCGGAACCACGGGCGCTATAGGGCGACGGAAAACACTTCCAACACGTCCAGCGAGTCCACGAAGCCCAGCGAGAGAGATGGCACCACCCTCCATATCCTCCTCCTCGGACGAGGATGAATCCTCGCAACGGCACTTCTTGTGGCCGCAATGGGGGCATTTGCTGTGACGACCACCACCGCGGAACTGCGACAGACCCATCGAGGGCGTCGCACCAGCGCCGATGAAATGCGATCCGCCCGTAATGTTGCTGTAACTTAACTGCTCGCGTCCGCTATGCATCTGCTGACGGTCGTTCTGTTCTTCCATTGCCCTCTTGTCTGCGAGTGTAGCACGAGCAGCACGAGTCATTGTTTATAATATAGCGTGTGATAAAAAAATATACGTATCTTAGATATGGACAGACAGCATTTCTTCGGCGAGATACACATACCTCGCCGGGCGTTCATCGCGGAACACGTTCATCTATTAGACATATTAAGACACGGAAGTCGCGCCGAACAACTTAAAGAAGCAGCGTCACAATCCTCCGAGTTAAAGAAGGAAACTGGCGGTAGTCGCAATTCCGGTTACATACAGCGTCTAATAGGGAAGAAGGAGCCCTTCGATATAAGCAAGATGTGGTATGACTACAGTCTGGGTCATCCGTCGGACTGGATCAAGAAGCATTACGGCAAAATGGACTCGACCATGCAGCATAACGGCAAAAAGAAGACATCATTTGATGGGAAGACCATTGGAGAACTTAGAGCGGAGAAGAGAGCGGCAAAGACACCAGAGCCACCCAGATTACACGGGATGGATCTATTTCTAAATGAAGACGTATACTCACCGGAGGTTGAAACGGCGTTTCGCCATTACAAGTATGATCCGAATCTCCCGCGATACAAGAAGAAACTGGCGGCTGCATGGAAGACTTTCGAAGAGGAGGCCGATAGTTATGACGTGAAGAAGGAAGCCGTCAAATACATCTACGACAAGAATCCCGGACTACTAGAAGCAGTAGCGGCGTCCACTGGTAAACTACCACCATTCTCGTCATTCGCCCATAGATTAAAGAGTTAAGGGGGTCAAGTCCCCATGAGGAATGAAGCAACACGTCTGCGCGTTGTTGTGGAAGTCGGGGCGATCGCCACGTGAGAAATCAGACACGTTATACGTGCTGAACTTCTCTTTGTCGTATTTGATGCCATACAGCCCATCGCTGTAGTTGAAGCAGAACCAATAGGTGCGTTCGGGATTCGCAGCAGCGATGTCCACCTTGTTCTTGCCAATGATTGCAGTAGGATATTGGTTGTGACGAATGCGCCGGGTCTTTAGTTCGAGATAAAAAGTGGAGCCATTATCGTAATCAAACTGCGTGAATGGGTTCTCTGTGCGATGATATAACGACGTCATAAAAATCTCCTCTAACTTGGTTTTCGCTATTATTTCGCTGTCGGTTCCAAACTTGTAGTCTGCCGCGAAGGTTGCCATGTTCTCTACAAGTGGTAAACAAATCTTTCTGGCAGTTTTTTACGTAGCCGGGAATTTAAATGTCCGGACTGGATATATGGATCCGCCACCACAGCAACCTATGCAGAAGAAAAAACGGAAGACCAAAGTGAAGAAGGTTCTACCGACGTTCTCTATCAGAGTCGGCGTCTTCAGTATTACTTTTCCTTAGTCAGTGTTCGTCTTCATATACTTCTTCTGCTCGTCGACGGAGTGACCCATAGCCGCTGCATCAGCCTCCATCTCCGTTATGTCATACTTATCGGATAGGAAGATATGGCGAAGCATAGATGATCCAACCTTCTTGCCAAATATCTTATTAAGAACCCGCGTAATCGAATTCACTGCCGTAAAGGGTTTTCCATCCATCGCCACAAGGAACGGAACCGCTGTCTTTCCTTTCGCAGCCTTATAGGGGCTGTGGTGCTTCAGATACACGTTCAGCACATCCATAAAGGGGTTGGGACCGTCACTGGGGATAGGCAGAATCTGCTGCCCATACTTCTTTGCTGTCTTATACTTATTGAATATGAAGCGCTGTCCGGCAAGGTCAAGATAGTTCGTCGTCTCGGGCATATCCTTATCCCACTTCTTAACGATTACCATATTCAGATAATCTTGATTGCGTCGGGGCTGCACAGATACATAGAGAGACAGCACCAGTGTCTGTAGTAGATGATCATACTCACCAAAGGTCAGCGCTTTCTTATTGGCATACTCGGCCATCTTCTCGCGCTGCTTACGACTTATCTCGAGAATATCCTTCCAAGAAACCCAGTTCTCCTTCTGCTTATCGGTCATATCACTTGTTTCTGCCTCTCGATCGGTTTTCACTTTTTTCATCATCTCCTCATAATAATACTTATGTATGCTCTTGTATGTGGACTTCTCACTCACCAGCCCCAGCACGGACACAATTGCAGCCAGTAGGCTCTTCTGTGTAGAAGCAGCATACTCTGCGATCTGACCCATAATACCTTCCTTCTGCTTCAGAAATGCCAGATTCTTAAAAGGTAGTTTCTTATTCAATGTAAACAACGCCCGGAGATAGAGGTTCGAAGTTGTTTCCGCCAGCCCTTTCTTATCAGTGAGTTCCTTCCCAAGGTGGAGCATGAAATCGTTCACCTTCGCTGACATCTGTTATATTAGATAGTAACATATTTAATACCTCAGATTCCCGTTCGCGCTGTCACGCTCATTTTTTTTATTACCGTAAAATAGAATGAAGCGCCTAAGTGTGAATGAACTTCGTCAACTATGTAATGAACTGCTTTCTTGTGCAGAGAGGGCTGAGGAGATGGCGGCTAATGCGGATAATACTACTGGTGACGCTGCTGTGGCCTATAATCGTGTCCACAATGACTATATCTGGAAGATTAAGCAAAAAATAAATCGGTTACGATCCTACATGGGTGATAATGTGGGGCGTCCAGAGGTGTCCGCGGCTACACCGTTAGAACCCGTCGATTATGCTACAATCCCGACGATTATGCATTATTATCAGATGCCGGGGGGGTCGGGGGGGCACCCGGGGTTTAGAAGGCAATGATCCTACCACCGCATTTGATTCTGCCCGTATCTATAAACTCTGCATGGGCAAGATAGAATTTGCGGCGATCCTTTTCTGGAATATTCCCCAACCACTTTCCCTTCCAAGCGCAGTCCTCGACCGTTTTCCAAAACCGCATCTGTGCCATCTCGCGCTCATTCCTTACAAACTTCTTAAGAAGTGCTTCATACTCATTGTGTGCCTCTGCATTTGCGGGATCGCCCTTTGCCGCCACCGTCTGGCTGGCTTGTAGGGCGTGGAAGCGAGGGGTCTCTCCTACGTGGACGGCTTCGACGGCGACGAGTGCATTGGTGAGTGCGGCGCTAAAGGGGGAGGAGGCTTCCATTTGTTCTATACCTTCTCCCAAGAAAAAAATCCGAGTCAATTTTAGAAAGCCGGGGGCACCGGGGGGGGAGCCGGGGGAGCCGGGGGAGCCGGAGGGGTAATCTCCTTAATATATTCATTAACGAAGTATCCCTCTATTTTGATCCGCTCAAACTGGGGTTCTATCTTGACAGCGGTGATACGAACCAGTGCTGGGAATGGCACTGTGAGTTCGAACCGGCGCGCCTTAAAGTATTGCCATGCAGAGTCACACACCCAACTACCAATCGCTCTATTCATTCTAATATATAATCATATATAATAGAATGGATTCATACGCTGTCAAGGCGTTCCCAGACAACTACAGCAGACACGTTATTACGATCCTTGCGGCTATGTCACTTACTAAACTGAAGAAGACGCTTTTGGTCGGATCCGCCGCGCTGAGGAATCAACTCTACGCTGGGGACTTTGATGCTATGGATAAAGTCAGTGTCAAGTCTGCAGACGAGATGGTCGACAGAATGCGCAACTCTGTTAAGGAACTGAGGGCAATCCCGGAATGCTTCATATCTGACATAAAGTGTGGAGAAATCCGTGAATGGAATGCTTTTAGAGCCACAGCAAGGGTGGAGAAGGGTAAGATATTGGATTTCAATATCAAGGAAAGCCAGTCTGTTATTGATCGGCTGCGCTCTGAGAACGTCATCTCCGAATCAGAAGCGAAGGAATCAAACTATCTCCTCGATAAGGCTTCGACGCCCATTGGGTTCCTCACAGCGCGAAAGGAGATACGGTTTCACATACTCCGCTGGAAGCCTCTGGATATACTCAGCGGACTACTGCACTATAGGGGGCAGATCATCAAACTCAGCGACGCCATTATGAGTGGCGGTATGATCAAGACCGATGTAATCTCGAATATTGTAGATAGGTTCACCGAGTTCTCTATGATTTATGATGTATACATAGGGGGTAAACGCGTCACAGCAACACCCCCCAATATCATAAATAGTCTGAAAGAGGATGTGCTATTCTATAATAAATCTAACCCTTTCAAGGCTCTCAAGAGATATTATGCTCTGGCGAAGGCGATGAAGTCAGATGTAATGGCGAATTTGCTTGTTCCAATTTTGAATTCGGACCTCGGTCGCTTGTATCAGATTATAGGTGATCTGTCCACCCTCGAAACGCTGCTGGAACATAATTTGGGTTCCACTGCAGAAATCAAGGCGCAAATTGACGAGATGAAAGCACGCATGGGAAATCTCTATCAGTTGCGCGACTTTCTCAAGAAAGAGCACGGCATCATCGCTGAAATAGATACGATTATGAAATCCCCCCTCCCAACTATGAAGCGTAAAGTAACGGTATTAATAGACGAGTTGAAGGAAATCTTGGACGAGGGCGCGGTAAAGACATTAAAGGAGGTTGAAAAGAAGATAGAGTTGGTCGTATAAAAGGTCGTTTTGGGGCTGTAAATAACCCTCAAAATAGTTAAAATCATTTTACTTTACAGCCCTTTTCACGGGGGTTACGGGTATGTTTCACACTTTGTTTAAAATCTTGCCCGTAAAATAGAAATGCCTACCCTAAGTTTCGAGCAATCCCGGACCGCTGTGCCCATCGCCATCGTGAAAGGGGGAGACGAAGACGGCCAAATTCTCTGCCTCCATTCTGAAGATCTGAAGAATAACCGAAAGGGGCAGCCCATCAATGCAAATAAATACTCTACGGAACTGCGCACGATGAAGCCTACCGAGCGGGTGAAACTGCTGGCGCGGCTGGAGGAGGCGCGTGATAAGGGGCTGGAGCCGGACCAACTCATAGGGGAGGTGGCAATAGGTAAACAGTTATACGAGCGGATCATTTCTGATGCCACTGCCTCTAAGGATGTCACCTTGGAGAATGGGGCGTTCGAACTGCTTCCCTCTGCCGATCCGAAAAAGCGTGACGTATTCTATATTGCCGGAGCCTCCGGGTCTGGTAAATCTTATATCGCTAAGGGGCTTGGCGAGTATTACCAGAAACTATTCCCAGATAGGAGCGTGTATCTCATTAGTAAACTCGCGGAGGACAGCGGCACTCTAGACAAGATGAAACCGGCTCCGAAGCGTATTAACATCCAGAGCCTCATAGACGACTTCCCAGATCTCGACGAGTTTAAGAACTGCATGGTGATTTTTGATGACTATGATACATTCACTGGTCCGGCAGAAAAGGTTGTTCACAAGTTAATAGATGACCTCGCCACTATGGGTCGCCACACTAATACTACTATGCTGTGTCTGTCCCACTACCTTACCAACTACAAGAAGACCCGACTCCTCCTCAACGAGGCAACCCATATCGTCGTATATCCTATGGCAACCTCCTTCCACGCCCTCTCCTATCTCCTCAAGACCCATATTGGTATGACGAAGGACGACATTCGTGATCTGAAGAAGATGGGGCGCTGGGTCTGTATCTATAAGAACTTCCCTCAGTGGCTTATTGCGTCACAGCATGCACGGATGCTTATTAGAGATTAGGCTGGGAGCGTGAACTCCTTAGGGCAGTTAAGAATGTATGCCGCTCTTATCGCCTCCTTGAATTTCTCTGCACCTTCCTCTCCATACGTCCCTATCAACTCGGCTGGTAAGTCATTTGATAAGAACGAGGCTGGTAGACACTCTCCTCGAACTTTATTTTCCATATAGTTATTGAGCCAAACCATCTGAGAGTGACCGACGATCTTCTCCTTCAGAACTTTCTTCGTGGTGGCGACGGAGATCTTAAACTTCTCCTTGGCGAACTTCTCTTCCATCTCTTTCTTACCCTTCTTCAGTTTATGATCCTTTGATAGTGGGCTGCCGAAATTCATTCCTACTGGTAGGATAGAAATGAGTTTCCCAAGTGGACTACTCCGATATGCTGGTATTTGGAATCCTACGACCACTTACATATATGGGTTCTTTGTCCAGAGTTCCATCGTGAATAACTCCTTCGCAGCCGCTGTCGCGACTGTGACGGGTGGATCAGACCCGAGCGTCCAACCCTCGGCTGCATGGGTTCCCTTCCCTCAACCGGCGGGCGGCACTATTACTTCCATTATACCCGGTGAGGGCATTACTGGAGGAGGATCCACTGGTAATGTGACTATAACCAATGCTGGTGTTCGTAGCGTCGTTGGGACTGGTATAACAGTTGGTGGCGTTAATGACATCGCGCTTACAAATGAGGGCGTTATAGAACTCACTGCTGGAACAAATGTATCTATTACTGGCACGAGGACAAACTATACCATCAATGCTGAAAATGTCATATCTGGTGTTCAGTCCGTGACGACGGTGGAGGGCTCTGGGATCACTATTGGCGGCACTCTTCCAAATCCTACTGTGTTAAATAGTGGTATTATATCTTTTAATGCTGGTAGTGGTATTCTAAATAGCGGTGATGACAAGAATCCAAATATATCGAATGCCGGCGTTCTTGAACTGACCGCGGGAACTAATATATCCCTTACTGGCGATAAATCCAACTACACGATCAACTCCACTGCATCTGGAGGCGTTCAGAGCGTAACAACTATGGAGGGGTCTGGCATCTCGATTGGTGGGACGGTGACGAATCCTACAGTGAGTAATAGTGGCATCTTATCCGTCGGTGTAGGGGCGAATGGTGGTCTTTCCGTGACGAGCGGCCCATCACCGGTGTTCACCAACGAGGGAGTTCTTCAAATCTCACAAGGAACTAATATAACGATTACTGGTGATAAGACCAACTATACCATTAGTGCGGCGTCACCTCCAGCGGCAGTCCAATCTATCACTGCTGGGAGCGGAATCTCAGTAGGAGGCACTTCCGAGGTGCCAATCGTCGGCAATACTGGCGTCCTCGAACTGACTTCTGGCAGCGGTATTGTATTGACCGGGTCTACTGCCAACTACACGATCGCCGCCACAGCACCCACCTTTGACTTGAACGCCGTTCTTAATAAACTCAATGCCTTCCCAGTGTTGCCTTACACCGCGTCATCTTCTCAGACCGTCGCGGCAAATCAAGTAGCAACTGTGACCGTTCCAGACGGCTCGTTCCCTACTGCGTCTGCAGATGGTCATTGGGCTTTCTCGAAAGCCGTTGCCTCTGCGGCATATTTCAACTGGTATATGTATAATCCGCGCTTTGGAGCGCCCACCGCGCCTTTACCACTCATCAAATCAAATCTACAGTCGTGTTGGGCTTTGATTCGCCCTACCGTGAATCTATACTTGGCGGGATACTTGGGATTCAATATATATTCTTATGATCCGCTCAATCCTCCCTTAAGTGGCTTCTATAATACTCGTTGGGCTTATTCAAACCCCGCGGGTGTTAATAGTGGACTCTCTGGAACCAATCTATATGCCGGCTATACCTATCTCATATATGCCAATGATGCACCGCGCACCCAGAACTCCTTCGCAATCGGCGTTCCCGATTCGCAAGTCTCGGGCTTCAGAGACCCCTATGACATCTATACCGATGTGAACCATATCGCGATTTCTCAGTGCGTGGTCGCCTTCAATCCTTGGACAAATGGCACCAACTATAAGACTTGGACATCTGCTGCCACGTTTGTCCTCAATGACATTGTCGTCTACGCTGGGAATAGTGGAAATGCGGCGGGATACAATGGGCTCTTCTATCGGAGTTTAGTCATCAATAACAATAACCACCCACCTATGACTGTCGCGGGTGTTACGGACTCAAACTGGGCATTGCTCGACCCCCAACCATCTTCCTACAAAGATCAGCCAGTCCTTGCCGCTGCGTTGGTTCAGTCCACGGCGTCAGTGCAAGCCGTCGGCTATGTAGTGCTGGATATGGGTTTCTCCTACGGAACCTCCACGACGACCACTTCTGTCTCACAACACGTCAGCCTCACTGCACCGTAGACGGGACTTCTATTTTCAATTCGGACGGCTTTGGGGGTGTCGTATTCTCTACATCGACAGACAGCACCAGCGGCTTCCCACAACAGTTACTGCGAATCCGCTTGTGATTAATGACGGCGAATACTGATCCACCGATGGAAATAGCCAGTGCACAAATAGACATAATACTCGACTGTTCCATTCTATAACAACCATACAATATCTCGCGGCAAATCTATTTTCCAACAATAATAGAAGCAATCGAAGTTACAAGCGTTCTTCCCTTCTACAATCTTCCCGTCTACCATTTTATCAAATTGAATCCTTTTTCTGGGTATAATGATTTGTAATTTGTCCGCTCCCTCTTTAAATAGGTTCCGCACATATTGCGTATTGATTTTCGAAGATGGAAATATCACTATGAACGGCTTATTTAGTTCCTTTAGTCGCGTTAGAACCTCTTTTGCCTTACTGAATGGGGGGTTGGATACAACCACATCCCCTAGATTGTTTTCAAAGAAATCGACGGGTTGGTGTATCACCGGGAAGCCCAACTCGTGCAAGTATTTTCCCGATTTACCATCTCCGTAAAATGCCTCCCATATTACTTTATCCTTAGGAATATACTCTTTAATATTATCCCATGCATATTTTGGTGTCATATAGTCGTCGTGTTGTAAAAATGTCTTAGTATGAAATCCAGCCATTCTATATTATAAGGATAGTATAGAATGGCTCAACTAACAGCCGGAGCCGAGAAACAAGCAGAAGGATACTCATTAAGTGACGATGATATTCGGCGGCTTCTCGGTGGCAATATCAAAATAACAACATACTCGCAGTTGGACAGCGTCCGTAACATCAATGAGGTATTTGATAGTAAGGGGCGTGCCATCATCTTTTATCCCCAGCAGAACGAGCAATCCGGTCATTGGACGGCTCTCATAAAAGACGGGCGCAGCATCGAGTTCTTTGATCCCTACGGCGAACCCCCAGATGCCCAGAAAGACGGCATCTCTAAATCAAAACTGGAGCAGATGCGAATGGACCATCCGGACTTGACAACTCTGCTGGAGAATAGCGGTTGTCGCGTCATATTCAACAAGATACAACTGCAGAAACTGGCGAACGACGTTCAGACATGCGGTCGTCACTGTGTGTGTCGGCTTCTATACTATAAGCAGCCCATACAGCGCTATAGAGATATGATTAAGAGAAGTGGACTTACACCGGACGAGTTCGTAGTAAAGATGACCTACAGCGATTTAGGAAAGTAAAATTATAGAACCATAATATAGAACCAATGTCGTATTCATTCCGAAGCATTGTAGAAGGTGGTGCCGATAGTGACTTGATCTACTACAACGCGCTACTGACATCGACACAAACCTCCGATACGAACAGCAGCCACCTCACTAATATTGTGAAGTTCAACGAGACGCGTGACGCCCCGATAGTAAGAGATGCATCCCAGTATCTCTTTTCTATTGTTCGGTTCGCCATGAACGGCCCGGGTAAAAATCTGCCCCTATTCATACCGCTTATTCAGACGAATAGTCTCGAATACCCGACACAAACTGATCCTAATCTGACCATTTACAACCTCGCGATTGCCTACCAGCGCAGTTGGAACTATACTGACACGAATGGCGCGGCTCAGTTCAAGATATTTACCGTCACACCCATATCAAATCCGATTCGGTATATCTCCGAAACGCAGAATAAGTTGGTGGCTCCCGTGCCCCAGACTAGCAGTGTTACTGGCATCAAGAAGCAAGATCTCAGCAGCCGTTATTACTGGGTTTATTCCTACAAGCACTTCTGCCAGTTAGTCAACAATGCACTCCAGTCGGCGATGTATGACGTGTGGACCGCTTTTAGGGCTCAGTGGGCAGCCACGCCGCTTATGGCCTCCGCCTTTCCCTATCCAACCTACAATGACTGGATACTGGCACACGACCAGCCCTTTATAAAGTATGACGAGGATTCCCGCCTTTTTTCAATCTATGGCGACACTTCCGCTTTTAACGTGTCTGGACAGTTGTCACCCATCCCCAACTTCTACGGCTCGAATCCCGTTGGCACGAACATCCCTATACCGGCATTCGTGCCTCCCGTGGATCCCTCACCGGGCGACCCACCCTCTCCAGCATCCGAAGCCTACCTCCGACTCTTCTTCAACGGAAACCTCTTCGGGCTTCTCAATAACTTCAACAACACCTATCTCGGAGCCACCGGCGCGGACAAGATACAGTGGCCACTGACAGTGGATCCGGTCAAGATTGGTGACGTCGGTGCAAACCTCCCGCCTTACTCCTACACGAATGAGATCCTCTTTACGAATCAGCAATACACAAATATTCTAAACAACAACCCTCTACTCCAAGACCTTAACGCCGCCCCACCTCCGGCTTATAATCCTTATTTCCTCATCCCCACCACCAGCCAGAAACTCTACTGGATCGCGAAGCAAGATTATCCCTCTACCGGCTCCCTCTGGTCGCCCGTGTCTTCCATCGTTTTCACTTCCTCCATGCTCCCCCTCAAGAAGGAGTATACGGCTGCCCCCATTCCCATTGGGGATGGCAACGTTGGCGGCGGCGGGACCGGCAGCCCTTCTGCATTCGAGCCGATCATTTGCGATTTCGTGGTGGATCAAGCCATAGAGAAGGCGGAGGGGTGGCGCGATTTCTCTCTCTACGAGCCTTCCGCCGAGTATAGGATGGTGTCCATGAACGCCTCCCACGAAGAGATTCGCAACATTGACATCCAAGTATTCTGGAAATACAGACTCACCGGCGAACTGATCCCCCTCACTATGTTCAATACCTCCGATGTCTCTATGAAAATGATGTTCCGCAAACTGGATTACCGTTCTTAAATATTTTCGGCTGTCTTAGTATAAACCGAAATGAGCGCCGACATTGAGAAGTTGGCTGTATTCGACGATCGCATTGTCCAGACGCGCCCCAAGTATGCCGTGGAGAAGGGCGCTCTTTCTCTGACGAACTCCCCGTTCCAAGCCATCTCCCAGACCCAGTCCCAGCACACCTATAACGTATACGTTCCCTCCGAGAACGTGTATGTATCCCGCGACATCGACTGGGCGTCCACGGTATTCCTCAAGGTGGATGTCCGCCTTGCAGATGCCGCCGCGGGGCAGTATCCCATTAACGAGCCTCTCTTTGAACTGGGCGTGGATGGTTCTCTGGCGGCGTTCCCTCTGAACTCTCTCTGCGCCACGATGACGGCGACGATCAACGACACCACGGTCACCATCAACTCCCAAGACGTTCTGACTGAGGTGCTGCGCCTCACGGACTACAAGGACAACCGCCTCCAGCGCACTTGCCCGACTATGCTGGACAAGTATCAAGAGAACGCGGCGGCTCTGAACGCCCAGAACGATCCTATCAGCGGCTATACCAATATGGCGCACAACTACGCCGAGCCCCCTAACGGTGCATGGGCGAACATCACATACACCGACCCGGCTGGGCAGCCCCTCGTGGGCACGGTGGCTGGGGCTTACACCCTCGCCAACGGTATTGTGGTGAACACCATCGATGGCGTGCCCGTGTCTACGGATCAAGGCGACGGCACCGTGAACGGACTCTACTCCGTGTTTCTCAAGTGGCGCACGTCCGAGAAACTGGTTCTGTCTCCGTTCATCTTCTCCGAGGAGCACTCCAGCGACACGGGTCTCTTCGGCATCAACAACATTCAGTTAGTGATGAACATGCGTGACCCCAACCGCGCGCTGCGTCTGCGCAACAAGGAGGTCGGCTCTTCTCAGAAACTGTTCTATAGCGGTGGCGAGGGACAGACCACGTGGTCCGCCCCGGTGTCTTACAACACGTTTGTCAGCGGTGGCTGCTTCCGCGACTCCGTGGTGAACTGCCAGTTTCTCACACCAAGCCTTAACGTCGGGGCTTGTGCTGCCTAATAAAGCAGTGCTTATTGACGATATGCGGGAAGTTCCTTAGAGTCTTAACTACCACCCTCCGGATGAAAGTCCGATAGGGGAACTGCGGTAATGTCGCATCCCAAAGGTAAAAACGTTAAGAATTGGATAATCCGCAGACCTAGCCTAACCTCGCTATGCAAGAGCAAGGCTACGTGTCTCAACGACTACCAGTCAAGAGCCAGATGAGATTAGCAATCTCAAATGAAGGCTGAAGGTATAGTCTACTCCGTGCTGAAATATCCCGAAAGGGACGGTATTTATGAGGAAGCGACATTCCTCTCCCCCCTAAATCGGTTGTTCCCTATATGGAGTTTCCCCGTTATATCACGCAGCAGCAGAATACCGTGATGGCGGCGGCTGGTGATGCCGGTGGCGGCGACGTGCAGCAGTTACAGTCTCAGACGATCACTCTGCCCCAGATTCCCGACCTCCTTATCATCTACGTTAAGGCTCTGGCGGACTCTGCAACTACGGCAATGAACCGCGCCTTCGACCCGACGCTGCCTCAGTTCGGTTCCTCCTACCTCCCTCTGGAGTGTTCGGTGAACGGCAACCGCACCACCCAGCCTCTCTCCATCAACTTCGACAACTTCTCCGGTCTGCTGTCCTCGCACACGGCGGAGCAGTTATACCACATGTCCGTCAAGAACGGTCTGGAGATGGACTGGAACACGTGGTCCGGCTTTGGTCGCACCGCCAATGGCGCGGTGGGCGGACGCACCTCCACCGTGGGCGGCTTCCTCGTGCTGAAGCCGTCTATGGATCTGACACTTCAGAGCGGACAGGCGCCGTCGCTCGTAGGAAATTTCACGCTCCAGTTCAACATCCGCGCCCGCAACACCTTCCCGTTTGCGGTGCAGCCCCAGATCTACGTGATTACGGCGAACTCGGGCTTCTTCGAGTCCATCCGCGGCTCTTCCCGCATCATAAAGGGCGTGCTCTCCGAGCAAGACATCATCGCCGCGCCCCTCGCCCCCGCTGGCACTCGCGAGGGTCTTGCGCGCATGATCGGCGGCAAGGTGCTCGCGCTTGCCAACCGCCTCGGTATGGTGAAGATGGGCAGCCATCACGGACACCACAAGAAGGAGGAGGGTGAACACCAAGAGGGGGGACGGTCTTTACACGCCCGCCCGCATCCCGGTCCGGCTTCCCGTCGCCAAGGAGGGCTGGCGGGTCGTCTGATGTAAATATACGCAACCTACAGTTCGTGTTTCACACAAATAATAGGTTTCTTGTTCCAGTCAAAAAATGTGTATCCATAGTATAAACTAAGATGGGTTCGCTTGAGAGTCTTTCAAACCCCGTTTCCCGTCTTGCAGTTCTGCCCGACGCTATGAATGTGAACAAGAGCGCTGTAGACAACTCTCCTTTCTGGGATGTGGAGAAGCAGTATTACGCCAACGACGTCGTGTTTTCCAGCGTCAATAGCGGCGCGTATCTGATGGTGGGCGGTCAAGTCGGTCCGGGCGGCGTGGCGCTCCTCTCCGTGCGCGGCGGCGCAGACCCTTCTGCAGACGATACTGGTGTGTGGCTGAAGACGTCTCAGTCCTCTTGGCTGGGCTACAACAATCCCACTATTGCAGTCCCCGCGCCCGGTGCTACAGTGATTACCGTGAGTGCTGGCGCCACACAACCCGCTCTTCCCGCTTATACTTACGCGGTGACCTTCTCCGGCACTATGACTTGCCCTCTTGTGACGACTGCTGCCGACTGGGCTACTTGGACGTGGACACCCACCGGCGCTGGTGCGCAGCCTCTGGTGGTGGATATACTGCCTAATGTGGGTGTTGTCGCGACGAACTTCTCCGTGTCCGGCTTAGTGACGATGGGCGACGCGGTTGCGCCGCCGGCGGTTGACCTAATCACGATGTCTGGCGCAAAGGCGACTGCTGGGCAAGTCCAGACCTACACCAACGCGCGTGTGACATACACCCGCCTCGATTAAAAAATCAATCCATATAGAAATGAGCCTTCAAACATTGAAGAACCCACTTGATCGGCTTAGCGTATTACCTACGACGATGAACTGGCGCGGCCTATGGGTTGTGACCGAGCAATATTTTATCTATGATACGGTTGTATCCCCCTCAGATGGCGGCACTTACATTCTTACTGGGCAGAAGACGATTCTCGGCGGACTCGACCCATCTGCAAGCGGTGTCTGGACGGAATTGTCTGCTACAACGACCGGACTCGCGTCCATTCAAGCGGGCGCTGGAATCACTATTACATACCCTTATGGTCCCACGACTCCCCTCGTAAACAATGCTGGCGTTATTACCCTCGATGTTGGAGATGGTATAGAGAATACTGGAACAGCAACAAACCCGGTTCTCCAGTCCACCGGCGTCCGATCTGTCACCGGTGGCTACGGCATAGCCGTCGGCAACACCGCTCAGAATCCCACTCTCACGAATACTGGTGTTCGTAACATCGTGGCTGGAGTAGGTGTCAGTGTGTCAGCGGGCAATAATCCCACCCTTACGAATACTGGCGTGATAGGGATTACGGCGGGCAATGCGGGTATTGGGATTTCCGGAACGACAAACAACCCCATCATCACAAATACCGGTCTAGCCAGTCTCGCAGTTGGTGCCGGTCTATCTACGACGGGTGGATTGAATCCTACCATCGAAAATACTGGTGTTCTTACCGTCGCAGCCGCCGACGCCACAATCACGGTGACTGGAACTGCCCAGTCACCTACGATTGCAGCGCTAGTCCCCTCCCTTTCTCTTGTAGCGTTCGCCGCGGCGTTCGCCGCGTCTGGAATCACTATTGCCGCCGGTGCCTCTGGTTCGATCTTTTTCACGCCATATAATGTCCCAAATATTTTCAATGAGTATTTGGCTAATGGCTCTCCCGACCCTCTTGGAGTGTTTATGATTGATTTATCCTCTCTCAATTTCATAAATGGATTTAATGGTGTTATGGGCGCACAGCGCACCGTCAGTCTTGCGTTTCAGCAAGTCGGAAATCCACCAACACCTACTAAGACATACACGTCCACGACATATCTCAATCAAGTATTACTTTCAGTAGGGACATTCGACAACTCCTCTTTCAATTTCGGTAAAGTCTACTTCAATGTAGCAGAGGCGAGAGCCGCTGGGTTGACGACGATAAATTCATTCTTAATCACCAACGGTCTAACGGGCGGTGGTCTAATAAACACATCGGTCGGCAATGTCTACGCGGAATATTATCCCAATGGATTAGAGTAATGGCTGACGTTAATACACTAAAGGATAGGCTGACACGGCTTGATAATCTGCCCACTATTATAAACTGGCGCGGCACGTGGGTCCCGGATGTCCAGTATTTTCTAAATGATGTTGTGGTGTCTCCAGCGACTTTTTCTACATATATATTGTATTCTCAAACCACAATCTTTGGTGGAGGGGATCCATCTATCAATACTGCAGCGTGGGTCGCTATTGGTGCGATGGGCAACGGCGTCACCGGTGTTAGGGGCGGCGTTGGCATCGGTATAGCCAATGGCAATGTTACTCCCGTCATTTCTAATACTGGAGTTATAAACGTTGGTCTTGTTATTAATGGGGGTGTTTCAAATGGCGGTGATGCTCAGAATCCTATCCTTTTCACCACCGATGTTCAAGATATAACGGCGACGGAACCCTCTATAGGCGTCAATCAGCCAACACCCAATAACTATGTCATTACCAATCTTGGTGTCGTCGATGCTATTGGCGGCACAAACAATGGGCTTTCTGTTTCTAAAGACGCCGCGTTCAATCTCAATGTTGCAAACACCGGCGTCGTTACATTAGCAGCGGGCGATGGGATCACGATTGATTATCCCGTTGATCCCCACATCCCGAATGTATCTCTCGTAGGTTTATTATCTGTTGTAGGTGGCACTGGCATCACTACAACCGATCTGAACCATGAAGCCGAGATACTGAACGATGGTGTCACGGGTATTAACGCTGGTTATGGAATGTATGTGAACGGTGGTCCTACTACTACACTTCGCTCGAAGACCAGCAAACTAACCAGAATATGGTCACTTTCTACAGTCACCGGACCTCTCCCCAATCCCATCGCAAGTCCAAAGACCTCCCCCCCCACCCCGGGGCAGACTGCATTATACTCATTCACACCGATTACTGGCAATATTTTCGCGGACTATATGGCCAATGGCCCCCCCGATCCGGCTGGGTTTGGCTCGTTTCTTATCGATATGTCCGCGTTCAGTATGTCTTGGACTAACGCGAACTATCTTCTTGGTAGAAGGATTATTATGAACTTTGTTGACACTATTACGCCCGGCGGACCTTATTACTCCAATACACTCACCATTCAAGCCACCGTCGGCGGTCTTAATTCTCCCGCTTCTGTTTCACTGGGGCGTCTTGCATTAAACATAGCATTTTCGCGTAAGAATGGTATGCGCTTAGTCAATGGGTTTACCATACTTAACTCTAGCGGCGCTTACCAACTTTCATTGACGTCCATTGGTGACGGGTGGGCTACTTACTATCCCCAGACTCTCGTATCTCCGACATAATCACCATAGGATTCTCAGACTCAGCCAGTTTGGCGAATAGTCATTCGATTTCCAATCGCCCTTTATTTTGGTATGTGATTTCCAAAATACATTGCGCTTCTTCTCCGCTGTCCCGGCAACCGCCTCACCCGTTTTCTCTAAGTGCGTCCAGATTATGAAGTCACCATAACCTTTTCTCCCAAATCGCGACACCTTACCATCTGGTGCGCGTATCTGGAACTTGTGTTCATCATCATCACTAAATGCAATGGCCTTAGGATCATATCCCTCCGCCTTTGCCTTCTTCTTGACGAGCGCGAGATATTCCTTCGACGTCTCAAACGTCATAGCCCCTCCTTGGAATGTGTCCAGCGTGTGCTTCTGTAGCGCGTTCCATACCGCGTATGGGGGCGAGAACTTCAATAGGCGCTTCCACCACGGATCATTCGACCGGCGGACTTCTATACCCGGTATTACCCTCGCTAAGAGTTTGTAAATAGGGTCTTCTGCATTATAGATTCGGCGATGAAGGGGGTTCCCTTTGAGTTCATGCGGCTCGGGGAATGCGTTGTAGGAAACTCCGTCTCTGATATATCCTCCACGCAATAACAAGTCCAACAAGGCTCCTCCCAGACTGTGACCGACCCCGATATAATGAAACTGACTCCTTGGAAACTCCCGCTGGATCTCTTCCACAGTAGCCTTGTCGCGCCCCCAACGTTCACTATCCCGTAGTCTTCCTACACCAGCCAAAGCATCAGCGGCTAAGTCACGGGAGTCGCTTGGTCTCGTTCCTCGAATTGCAATCACTATGTAGCGTCCGCTGTAATAGAACTTTAGTGTATCCGTGTGATGAAATAGCGTGAACGTGCCTATCTGATCTGGAGGATTCGGCGAGTATGCAGCGCTTGCCATCTGTTGAATATCGCCGATTGGAATCATTCTAAAGGGGGTGAACATTTCAAGCGCGGCAGCGGTTACGACCGCTCCCGTCCTCGGGACACTTCACACCCTTCACACACAACCCTTCACCCTTCACATGACGTATTCCTATCATCTCTCTATTTATTTCTTTACTTTTTATAACACAGTGAAGGATGTGAAGGGTTATATAGTAATACTGGGGGTAGAGAAAGAAAAAAACCCCCCCCAAAAAGGAGGGGGGTAAAAAAACCAAAGCCCCAGCGTGTGCGGTGAAGGGTTGGAACCCTCACATCCTTCACCGAATGTAGGCGTTTCCAGCCCTCGTATGCATTCTCCTCAGTTTCCCGTCACGTAGCAAGGGTAGAAGGCGTCTTCCGAAACTAATCGTGTTTTGGGCGTAGGGGAGGTTTTTCTCCCCGCAGAAGGTCCGATACTGGTTGAACAGATCGTTCATAGAAGTCTCCTCGCCATTCCAGTCCTCGATGAAGAACTCCTCGCTCGTCTTCACGGAGTCCACGATCGCGCTTTGGAACTCGTCCACGGGTATAATGCGGAAGTTGAAGTCCTTGATGTCTAAGGATGCAAGCCACCTCCCAACGGCTACTCCCGCCGCCCTATTGAATAACGTCGAGCGGATGTCAGCCCAGAAGGTATGGTCGCCCTTGTGCTTGGGTGAGCAACTCACTACGACGAAGCGTTGCTCACCATCTGACATTTCCACGGGACAACCGCTATTGCTTGTAAGGACAAAGCGGTTATAGTTTGCCGCCGTCACCGGCTTCTGGTTCTTCCCGTTGAATATCTCCGTCTTGGATGTAACCAGAGTCTTAAATTTATCCGCATTCTTTCTGAACGTCTCCTTGTTGGCTTCCTCGACCTTGCATAGGAACTTGTTCATGCGCCCCGTGTCATGAGTGTTGAAGAACTGGGAGCCGCCACACCCATAGTTGGCGCTATAGGAAGTGCCGATCACGAACTCCATAAAGAAGTCAAAGAGGGTGTCTTTGCCACATCTCTTCACGCCCGTAAGGACAAGACTGGTGTCGGTAATCTCAAAGGGCTTCTGGACGATGTGCGCCATCCAGTTCACGATATACTTCTGTTGTTCCTCTCCACCAAATAAGCGAACGAGTTCTTGGAATTTGGCGACCGCCAACTCGTTCGCCTCCACCTCATCCTTCCATGCAAACGAAGGAGCCATAACGAACACGTTAGGATCATCAGACGGCTTCATATCTATAGAGTGAATGATACGGCGCGTGTCATCCTTACGCCAAATGTCAAAGAAGGTCGTGAAGTCCTCGAACTTGGAAGAACGGACAAAGCGCCATTTGGCGGAATAGTATTCGCGCGCGTGATCGAGAGACATCCTCACCATTTCCCGCCCAAACACGGCAACCATTTCGTTAGAAGGCATGTAGTAGAAGTTATTCATTTCAAAGCGGTTCTTCATATCGGTATACGCCTCCTTGGTGATGCCCGGATATAGTTCCTCTGCAATCTCTGGCACCTCGAAGAATGAGAACTCCTTCTGGGCAAGTTCGATGGAGTAGTTCGTTGCGCGCTTCACATCCTCTTCGACGGAATGAAGACTATCTGGCGGCGGCTTATTCTCCTTGCGAATCATCACCCCGTCGTAGGCGAGGACGTCCACCTTCCACTTCAGACGCTCGAGCGACTCCCGCATCGCAAGCATACACTTCCTCTCCTCGTTCTGGAGGATGAACGATAAGAATGATCCATACACATTCTTCTCACTCTTGCACGTCGCGAAGAGTTCCAGAAACTCTTGCTTAGTGCTAAGTGCTTTGGCGAATCCGCGTGTCTCCTTGGAGAGGGGTAGAAGGAACTCGTTGTCCGTTGAGCCGCCATAGAGAATACGAATCACCTCCGTCTTGGCATCGTCACGACTGCCGCCGATCTGCGCGAGGAACTCCTCGCGCTTCGCGATATACTTATCCACCTCTGGAAGGTCGGTGTTATACTTGGAACGCGCGAACTGGGTGAGCAGAACGAAGTGGCAGTTGACGATGTCGATGTCGTAGTAGTAGTCACGGCAGAGGGTGCCGCGCACTTCCTTCTCCAGTTGCTCAAGACTGCCCTTGCTCCCATAGTAGCGCCCCCAGCCGAGTTTGCCGGCTTTCTTGGTGCTTAACTTATAGGTCACGGTCTGCTGGCACTCGACGGACCCCTTCTTGCGATTGTTGTAGAGGGTAGTAAGGAGCGCGACTTGCCCGGGGTCGAGTTCGTTGCGACGCTCCCACAAGTAACCGAGACCACGGCGTGAAAACAGTTGGACGGTGGTGATGGATTCCATTCTACTTATACTGGATGCAAACATTTTAAATAGCCGGGAACACCGTGCCCCCCCATTCAATTTTGGACGCCCGGGCTGAAAGAAAATTGAACCGGAGGGGAGCCGGGGTGTCTGTCTAAAGAAAATCTAAGTATAGAATATAATGGAACCCCCGGCAGCCCCCCTCCCCGCCCCCCTTATTTGGACGAATGAGAAGTATATGGTTGTTCTTTGTCCTTGCTGTGGTCAACCAGAACACCGCAAGCACACTACCTCCCCGGTCGTATCCCTCTGCCGTGGCGGAACCTACGAGACCAAGGGATTCTTCGATTTCAAGATTGCACTGCTGGGCATGAAGCACCGCAAGAACGATTGTGACGCGAAGCGCAAGTATCGCGCGGAGGCGAAGGCGGCGCTGGCACTCATCCGTGCTAATAAGTCAGTGGACAGCAAAAGTGGCGATCAAGGAACCGCTCCGTCATCTCAGAGTGCCGCCGTGTTTTGAATAAGATACTGCGATTATATTTGACGCAGTAACGAGGATGTATCCTCGCCATTAACACATAGATTCTAAATGCTAAATCGTGGGCTCTTGTAAACAGTCCACTATCTGGCATATCTGCTATTACTCATTAAAATAAACGGATCGGTCTGGGAGTCTACTGCCTCCTCGTAGGTCGTTGTCGTGCTCCCTATGGGTGGCACCACCCTCCTTACGCATGGCCATATACAGCACTCGCATCTGTGCCTTTGCACGATCCTCGGGGATGGGCTCTTTGCTATACTTCTTACCGTCTACACCAACAACCCAATATAGATTTCTATTAGGGGCTTTACGGAGTTTATAGGGCATTCTATAATAGATTACTAAAATAGAATAGGCATTGAAACTACATAATGACGCCACAACATAAATTTATTCACGGCAAATTCTAGGTGAACAATTCCATTATAAGTTTTTTAGGAACTCTGTAAGCCGTATCACCAGCGGGACATGTTTCGTATATGTGATTTTTTGGTCTTCCCTGACCTCCGAATGATACTCTATGAAATTTCCCAACCATGTTAGGACACTTCCCAACACCCCTACATAATTTGTCGGCATAATTTGCATTCGTCCATATCCTAGTGCGCTTCTTATAACCCCAATTAGTATAACAGCAGTAATCTATGTCATAATATGGTAAGCCCTCCATAAAAGGCCGATGCTTTAGCATACCTGTCTGGGGGTTCTCTATGAACCACTTGGCCGGCTTGAAATAATCAAAAATCTCAAATACTTTTAATACATTTGCATCAGCACTATCGATGTTTACAACCATTCCCGTATTTTGTTTGAGAAGGCTATATTCTGTGCATGGCGGGGATGCCCATATATGGGTAAAGTAGTCTGGAGGATATACCCGATAGTCCCATGCATTAATGTCGGCGCAATGGGTGGGTGAATATTTGTCTAGTATGTCTACGCTCACTATCTCCTTGAAAATATCTCCTACGGCGTTGCTGACCGACTTTGTTCCACTAAAAAGTTCGAGTAGTCGCATATAAATTTGACTGAGAAATTTGTTAAGCCTGTGAAAGCGCCTCTTTCTGTTGGGATATGCCGAGTGGACCCGGGCCGTTCAATTTTACTTTTTCAGCGAGAACACCGTGTCCCCGCTCTTAGAATAGCGCTATTTTCCCGTTAATAAACTTATAAATGGCAAAATAGGGGACATTTTTACCGTTTGTAAAGTTATTTGATTACAAATGGCATTTTTACGAGTAAAAAAACCGGTTTTTTTACTCGTAAAGTAGTCTTTTGTAATCAAATAACTTTACTTTTGGTAATAATCTTCAGTAATAATCTCATTTTAGCCCAAAATCGCCTTTTTTACCGTTTATAAATTTATAAACGGCTAAATACGGTCTTCGAGTCATCAATATTTAGAATCAATCTTCTTCATGATGGATATAATGTGCATGATGGCATTCTTTAGTTTAGTATCGGCGCGCGGCTTGTAGGGTCCACCGAGATATGACGGTATAGTCGCACCGAGTGCTGCAATCTGCGCTATGGTTCTGTAGTTGTCTCGAAGTTCTGTGCGCGTCTGCATGTTGGGGGGTATTTTCCACTTGCCCTCTGCGGCTGGCTTTTTCTTTAAGGCAAAATCCCTCGCAGCATCTGCTATTGTTCCCTTTGGAGGGGGTGGAGGGGGTGGCGCCAATGGCTCACCACCGGGTCCAAACCCAGAGGGACCGGGTGGCAAGTAACCACCGGGGTCGGGTAGGCGTGCTGGTGTAGCCGCTGCGGGGTCGATAGGTCCGTTATTGGTTGCGATGTAATCCGCGAATACGGGTATGTTCTGCTGACTCATTGCATCGGCAATCTCTGCCTTCGTGAACCCGCGATCCTCCATCCCAACAGATAGTTCCCTTACGAACGTCTCTTGGCGAGGATACTTCTCTGCGATCAGTTCTTCCATCGTCTTCTCCTCATCGCCATCCCTCATCAGAGGCTCCATAATCTGCTTCATCAGTTCCTCGAGCACTTGACTTAGTCTACCCCTATCTTGGTGAGGTGCTTGGGCTTGAGGATCGTAGCCAGAAGCCCCAAGGGGTGCGGCCATAGCGCTACTCGCGTCCTCCACTTGTGCCTCGCCAAAGTATGACTGACCCGGACCACCGAATACAATAAGACCGTTCCTCGCGCCAAATCTATCACGGGATGGGTCACCATTGGCGCCAGCGAAGGGTGCGCGAGGCATGCCGCCTTGCTCAGTGTCCTCACGAGTCGGTGCGCGTGGGGCGGGATGCCCATCGTCATCGTCATCGTCGCCTTGATCCCAGCCGTCATCGAAGTTCTCTGCGGCTTGATCAACGCGGGGATTACCCTTGCGTGCTTCTTGCAATAGCGCCTTCGCATCCGACTTACGTAGGAACTGGTCAAGTCCGAGTGTCTTTACAAGAGAGCCAGAAAGAGAACGCTTATCATTCTCAGACATATACACGTTGCGAAGCATCTCGGCAGAATAGTCACGTATCTTACTAACGAGCAATAACATCGTCGTAGCGCTCTGGGGGCTTGTGAATTTC